TCTTGGATTCCTTGTACTCTATGATCAAACTGTTGTTGAGCCATTTGAGCTTCCTGATCTCTTCTCTCTCTTCTATGTTGAAGAGCTCCCATTCCAACCTGGAGTCCTGTATTAAGTAGTATCCCCCCTAATGCTTTCTTTGGTTTACGAGCCATAGTTTGAATTGTTTAATCTGCAAATATAATGAATTTTTATTAAAAAAGCAAGTTTTTATTGATTTTCTTGCTGAGACGGTATATTAGATCTGTACTTGGTTAATACATCATGAAGTACTAATTTCCTACTTTGGTTTTTGTCAAAGTAAATATCTACAAACAAACTACTACTTCTGAGTCTCCCCTCATCTTCAGTACTATCTACTAGTGCATTCATTCTCCAAGTTCTGAACCTCTGAATGATATTTTCTTCAGGAACTAACTCCATCCTACCTGTATCCTGCCACTCGTTATAACATCTAATAGCTGATACACATTCATTAGGTTTAAGTTCAGATTCTTGATCATATACTTCAAGAGTTAACTCTAGAATATCATACAAGCTAACAATATTGCCCGTAGGATTGATTACAAGAGTGATTACAGACTCTTCAGGAGTTTTATTATAGATGGTATCACTTTTTGATATTGAGTCCTTAAACAGCCTATTTGGAGCTTCATTTCGGTTAATAGTAAAATACCCATGATCCCCTAAAATAGAATCAGAGTGAGAATGTGTATATACTCCAGAGAAGGTATCTAAGTACTCATTAAACACCAAACTCTTATTTCCATTATAAGAAAATAGAATTTCGTTATAGTGGGGGTTATAAGAAGCATATACTTCAGACCATTCTTCCTTCATAAGAAATTTAATTGATTTACTATCCGATAAAAACTCTACACCATTCTCAACAATTCTCCCTACTTTCTTATTTAAAGAGTCGTAGAAATATACTACATTTCTAGATTGAGTAACATGTCTATAGTCACTTATACCTGAACTAGTAGAGATATAGTAAGGCTGCGTAAGAGTTTCCCCCGTACCAACTACTAATGGACCAGGACTATCTGTTTGTGTAAGCTCTCTTTGTTCTACTCCTAAGATAGAAATACCCTTTTCCTGGAAACAAAAGAGATTGTCTTTGAAAGAAACTAATGCTTTTATAGCTCCATATTTAGTATCTAAGTCCATAAAATTACCCGGTCTAAATTTTAACCAACTGTCTGCTGCTTCTCCTAAAGTTTTTTTATCAGAATAATAAATCCTATTAGGCCATTCTACTTCTTCTTTAAAATCTTTAGGTTTAGGAAAAAACCTTTGTAAGGACTTGGGCTGAGAATACGCAGAGTTGTAGGTATATAAATTAAAGTCTTGTTCAAAAATTTCTTCATCAAAGTATTCGTGTGCTCCTGCTTCCTCTTGTATTGCCAACACAACCCTATCCCTTTCAGTGTCAACAATCTGTTTAATAGTGAGACTGTTAAAATCTTTACTAACAAGAAGCTCTGGATTAATTGTGCTTTCTACAGGGAAATTAAGAGCTCTAACTACAAAACCATGTGACCAATTAATTCCTGGAAATAATCCCCTCAGATAGTTAAAATATCCAATATAAACATCTCCACCGAATGTTTCTACTACAGAGTTTTGTTTATTTGTGTAAGTCCCTGTGGAGATGTAAGTAGAGTTTTTTAAACTTGACTGACTTATTCCTCCATAAGGGTACGTTTCAATTCTTCTTCTACTAAGTGCTCCATGAGTAGCCACAGGAGATCCCTGAAGAGTGAATAATTTAGTAGAACCTTTAACTGCAAACAATGATTGTATACCAGGACTAGCAGCAACAATATTCAAGATTTTTTGACCTTCAAAGTTATAAGTAGCATTTATATCTTGAATATATGAATAGTCCCTACTTGCAGTAATATTATATTTTTGAGGTTGCTCATAGCTTGAAGGAAAAACGGTGTGTTGAAGATAATTAGCGTTGTCAATATACTCTCCAAGTCCATCAGCAAATCCCCACATTTGCCACACATCTTCTAAGCCAAGGAGAGAAATGGTTTCAAGTCTACTTCCTTGTACCCCTTCTAAATTATTGACAAGGTGTTCTGGAGAAGTATACTCAAACAAAAAATTTCCATCCATTAATCTAGGAATGCTTCTAAAATAGTAAGTATTATCTTCTTCTTCAAGGTTTACTAAACTGCTTAATATCCCCAAATCAATAACAGTCCTATTCTCTCTATCCCTTTCTACCCTAACTATCTGGTAAGAAACTATTTCTGGTGGAAGATTTTCTACTTTAAAGACTGGATATAATATGTTAGCATAAATAGAAGTAATTCCTTCTTCTTCTTCTATGCTTAAAAGGTTGTAATTATTTTCTACTAACTGTGTTCCCCCACTACTACTTGGAGCTTGGTAGTCTCCAGAGTCTAAAACAGTAAAAGTGGGATTTCCTACAGGACATTGATTAAAAGAATGGGTAATAGAGAACCCACCATTTACTGCAGTATCTTCTATCCTTACTAATAATACTTCTTCATTAGCAACTTCAGAGTAACTAATATCTACCATTTTTAAAGTTCCAAAAGGTTTATTTTGGTTAAACTGTTCTTTAACAGTGTCTACATCAATAACACCTGGAAAACTTTGATCTTCTGCTAAAATTACTCTGAAAGACTCTGAGACTCCTTCTTTACCAAATCTTAAAGTTACGTCCATAATATTCTCTTCGTGGAGAGGTACTTTAATAGACATAAACTTATAAGCAAACTTTTCATCTATAGGAGTAAGATCCTCTACTTCAAATTCTTCTATACCATCTTTAAAATCAGGCATTCTAATATCATCAATCCATTTAACAAACGAAGCTTGCCCCTGTTCATTATAACCTACCAAACCAAACCTATAAATCTCATCTCTTTGGTATCCTACATATTTAGCAGCATTTTCCCAATTAGCGTAACTACCATCTTGAGCATTGAGTTGTTTAATATAAGGTTGTCCAAGATCTTCCCCTTGGTCTATAAGAAGTTTTTTGGTTCTAAACCAGTATTCTATATTTTCTCCTGTACCTCCTAACACAGGCTGATCTTCTGTAGTTTTGAGAGTCTCGTGATATCTATACTCGTAGCTAGAATTCCCATCTTTTTCTAATAGATTAAAGGGATTTTTTAAATCGTGGTACTCTGTGTAATTATTACTTTGATTACTTTTATACCTAACTGCTCTAGAATCAAAGCCAAAATCAAAAGGTTCTTCTTTGGTGTTACCTACAAACAAATAACTATTTTTAGTTTCCCAAGTCTTAGGCACCACATCTAATAAAAGCTCAGCAAACTCTTCAGAGGCCATTTCTTCTAATACCTGAGTTCCTCTATCAGTAATTGTAATATCTCCTTCTGAAGGAATTATTGTTTCCTGAAATACCTGAATAACAGGCTCAGCTTGAAACTCTTCGTAGAGAATCCTTACAAGCCTTATCCTATCAAACTCTCTAACAGGGTCAGAAATAGTAAACCTAACTCCATTGTTAGTTGTTTCGCCTATATCACTTCCATGATATTTTCTAACCTGAGAGCTTTGGGAAGATGTAGTAGTATTAATAAAACTACTTAGAGGAGCAAATAGAGTTTCTGAACCATTAAGATTGTAGTATTGATAGGAATATTGAACTCTGCCCGTTTTTAACTGTCCTGATATAAGTTGTAAATTTTTTATAACAGAGAATTCTGTATGAGGGATTAATCTAAATTTATTAATATCATAGTTTTGAATTTCTTCGTCTTCTAGATTAACATGGAATATTTCTGATTTTCTGTCAGTAAAATAAACCTTCTTAATATGACTAGTCTCTCTGGTGGCTATCACCTTCAGTACAGTATCTTCTGTGTAACCAAAGTTTTTTGCAAGCTTAATATAACCACTATTAGGTGTGTGTATAACTAATACTTGTTCTGGGTCTATATGATCTAAAGGAACTACAATTATATAAGTAAGAACTCTTTGTGAGTCATGGGCAAAGATTATAAGAGAGGAGTCTATTTCTGCCAACCCAATAATGGTAGAATTTACTACAGGAACATTAGGCTCTTCGAGTCTTATAACTTCTTTATTATATTCAATACTACTAATAGCCTGAGAACTGTTAGCCCTATCTCCACTCAATAGTCTGAAGTTTTCACTTCTAAACATTTTGGTGTTATCATATTTATTAACAGAGGTGTCTGTATCAAGACCTCCTGTAAAAGTATTTTGGTGTATCCTCATTATTCAAACCCTTTCTCAAACGCATCGTGCTGCTTGTCCATTTGTAAAACTCTGTGTTTAAAGTTATGCATATCAGGAACATCTAACATATCAACTTTAGCTCTCGCAGAAGCTGCTATGAAAGCATATTCCTGAGCAATGATGTGGTACTTTCTTTCAGAAAGTTTCTCTTGTAGCATATATTTAAAAGCAAGTCTTTCTCCTATATACCACACTACTAGCTTAATAACATGGGGATCATTAGGAATCATTGGAAACCCTCTTTCACTGATAGGAAATGCTGTGTACAAAAGCTGCACTTCACACTCTTCTAAGGAAGTATAAAGGTAGTTTCCTTTTATCATATAATAATATCCATCCATCTCATATTGAGGATAGATAATAGATTTATATTCTGTACCGTGTTCAAAGTCTTCTTCTTCTAAGGTTACAGCTGCTTGAGTAGTAACTATAGGATCTTGTTTTCTTCTTTTATCATCTTTGAAGAATAGATTATTAGTTTTCTTTAAAACTCTTTTAGATTTCTTATCTCTGACTCTATGATTAGTGAGATCAAAAACATCTATTGGAAGCTTAGTCCTATGATTTTTTATCTCAAGATCTTCTTGTTTATCTATAAGCAGATTCTTGCTCCCTATAATTCCTATGGAATCCCAGACCCACTCTCGAATATCGTCTATATAAATACTATCTTCAAAGCCAAATTCCCTTCTGACTCTTTCCAAGATCTCTTCTACATTAGTGTGGTTTGTTATATGTGTCATATCAAGTTATTTACTCGTAATACAATTCCTTTAATTCAGGTATAGTTTTCCAAGCCTGTGCAGCTTCTCTCCTTACATTTCTAATAGCTCGAAATCTATAAGCACTTTGGTTTTTTAAATTAGATGTAAATTTATCCCAGTACCATTTAAACACATATCCATCTGAGTGTTCATTAAGATGATACACCAGGGGTTTATCTGGTATTTTTTTAACCTCTTCGAAGGTTTTTCCTGGATATTTATCTGACCAAAGCTTGTGTGTCTTGGGCCAATTGACCATAAGCTTGTTAGCTACTTCTCCGTCTTTACCTAATCTAAGAGAGTTGTCCATTTTTTTAATCCTCAAAGACCCTATCCTATGATTCATTGAATAATCTAATCCGTCATATACTATTAACCTAAGAATCTCTGTGTTATATTCACTAAGTAATTCTCTAAAAACTTTTCTAGGAATAAAGTTGTCTGAATGGTTTTTGTAAAACTCATATAACTCTGGAACTCCAAAGTCTGTTTTATTCTTAGCTTCTCCTCTCTTAATTTTAAACATATTATTCTCCAGTAGGTAAATTAGTTAAATTATCCCTTTGGTTAGCTACATCATCTGAAAGCCCAGACATAACTGTAGGGAGTTTATTTTGCTGAATATAAGCTTCTATTTGTTCAATCAAACTGGCTGTGATAGGATACGGACTGTCTTCATTATATTCTGGATCAGTAAACTGAGCAGCTTTAATAGGCTCTTGAAACACTCCCCTGATATCTATGTAATCCAATTGTTTGAAATAGTTCCAATCTTTACTAAGTAAATAAACCTTACCATCTATATAGAAAGCATAAATGTCTTTACTATTAAATTTACCAGAACCACTATATAAAGCAGCTTCGTGACTTACTACTTTAAATTTAGCTTCCATTCTATCTGCTGGACCAACTCTTACAAATCCAGGGATATCTCCTTTTCTCATAACAGGTTCAGGAATAGATTGTTTAGTTCTCTTCATTTTTCTATCTGAGGGAATTCCTGGAACTATAGAGCTGTCTACTTCTTCTAGTTCCAAAGGCCCTAAAGACTGAACCAAAGCTTCATCTATGGCAGTAATATACCTGTCTAGTTTCTGACGTACTAATAAAGCCCTAGTACTCTCTATCCAAGACTGGATTAATCTCTCTGAAAGACTATCAGTAACTTTATACTTAGCTCTGTAGAGCCCTATAATACGATATGTAAGTTCTCTTAGTGTCATAATTTACAATATTAATCCGATTATTATTCCAACTCCCACACCAATAGCTGTGCTTCTCCATCTCCTAATAGCGTAGTGGCTGTCTAATTCTTTAATAAGATCTTCTTGGTTTTCGATTCTTCTATTTTGGATATCTATAATCTCTCTTTTATCTTCTATCATTAGAGCCTGGGTAGCACTAATATTCTGCATAACCCTAATCTGCTGTCTTTGATAGCTTATAACAGAATCTTGAACTTCAACTCTTTTATCTAAATAATGCTCTCTTATCATAGATCTATTAGCTATTTCTATTCTAGGTACAGGAGTCATTACGATAGTATCAGAAGAATGCTCTACTAGAGTAGCAGGAGTTCCTGGTCCTGTTTGTCTGTTAAAAAGTCTAACCTGTTCTCTATAATCATAGTCTTCTATTTCTACTAATAAATCTTCGTAGTCTGATTTAACGCTATCTAGTTCAGCATTTAGGAAACTTACTTTACTACTAAGATGATAAGAGAGTTCTCCTAAAACTTCTAAGCTGTCCCTAAATATTAGAATAGAGGCTTCTTTGTCTTCAACATCACTCTTAAGTCTTCTGTTCTCAGCTTCAATCTCTAGTTTCGTAGTTCTAAGATTCCTGTACTCTGTATACACATAACCACCTGCAAAGGCTATTAGGGCAGACAAAATAACTAAAACTACTACTGCTATCTTCCAATTAATTGTTCTATCTTTACTCATTATTAATCCAATTAGATGTACTTCTTATTTGATTTTTACTTCTGTATTTTCTATAAACTCCGTCACCCTCTCTATCTCCTGTATCATTTGTATTTCCTTCAACTGACGTTATAGTATTACTAGTTTCCTGCCAAGTTTCAACAAGTATTCCAACGTGGGCTATTCTTCCAAGATTATTAAAATATATACCAAACACATCTCCTTTTAAAGCAGAAGAGTTATTTTCATACGTCTTAGAGCTAGGAAACCAATTAGGAGACCAAGCTGAACCGTTAGGAACATCTATTTCATAATTATCATATATCCAACAAACAAATGCAGCACACCAAGCATATCCAGGATCTAGTCCAGAACAAGCTAAATATGCGTCTATCTCAGGGCCAGTATTACTATTGGTTTGTCTAACACCTATCTGGCTCTTTGTTAATTCTACTACAAGCTCTCTCTTACTGGGCTCAGGTTCTTCTGGTTCTATATAAAACCCATTACCAGTAATACCCAAGCTAACAGCAATACAGAGAAGTAACATAGAGAAAATAAACCTTTTTGCCATTGACTAATATGATTATGATTTGACAATAAATAGTTTCTCAACTTTCCATACACTCCCGGAGCTCCTAACTTAAGAGTAATCCAGATAACTGTTTTTCCGAAGAACAAGGCAATACTAGCTAATACTAAAGACTGTAGTATTCCTATATCATAAGCTCCTGCAGTTGGATCTATCCATCTAAAAAGGGTAGGAGTGACTGCAAAGAGTACTAGAGACAAAGGTAATAAAAATAACGCTTCGTTCCACTCTATAGATAACTTTTTTTTAATATTCATTAGTTTNCTANTCTATATATAAATTCTCCAATTTCTGAACCAAACATAAGTAAAGCAAGTACGCCTGTTATAACTACGACCCAAGTATGTAGTTTTTTATAAAAAAGTTTATTATCTTCTTTTCTATCCATACTCATTTTCTCCATCAGCTCTTCTATTCTTTTATTCTCTGCTGATTGTTGTCGCATGTTTAGAATATCTTCCCTGAAAGGGCAAGTCAATTCTTTTGTCTTTCCTTCGTTTTTTAATTCTTGAAGAGACTCTTCGTTAGTACTCACTCTGCTATTAGTCTTAGTAGTCTGGTCTTTAATATAGTCCAGATCAGTTATAATAACTCTGTAGTCTCCTCTTAAATCTGATAAAAGAGATTTTGTTCTTAAGTCTACAATCTCTTCCACTGTTTGTTTGTCTACACACATATCTTTTGATTTTTCTGACATAAATTTGGTAGTTTGAAGTTTAACTTAGTCTTTTATTAGATGTTTAATTTGTCTATACTCAAATACGTTGAATTCTGCTTTTTTAACTTCTTCTTTTGTAACTGTCACAAAGTCTATATTGACTTCTTTTTCAAGTTCTTCTGAATACTTTGAATTAACTTCTTCTATT